AGGCAGTCGAAGACGTAGAGTATATCTGCGAAGCAAAGGAAGACGGTAGTAAGTCCTACAAGATTCGTGGTATCTTTATGCAGGCTGACATCAAGAACCGTAATGGTCGGGTGTATCCTATGGAAATACTCAATAATGAAGTTACAAAATACAACAAGAATTTTATCAAAGAGAATCGTGCATTTGGTGAACTTGGGCATCCAGACGGGCCAACCGTAAATCTGGAACGAGTATCACATATGATTACATCTTTGACACCAGAAAAAAAGAATTTTATTGGAGAGGCGAAGATTATGTCTACGCCTATGGGTGAGATTGTGAAGAGTCTTATGGATGAAGGTGCAAAACTGGGCGTTTCCTCACGGGGAATGGGCAGTCTAGATCAAAAAGGTGGTGCAAACTATGTGCGGGATGACTTCTATCTCGCAACAGCAGCAGACATTGTTGCTGACCCCTCTGCACCAAATGCTTTCGTCGAAGGTATTATGGAAGGTAAAGAGTGGGTTTGGAACAACGGTGCGTTGTTGGAATCAGAAATGATGGAGATGAAACGAGAGTTTGATGTTAAGAAACGTCAGAGGAACGCAACTAAAGAAGCATTGGCATTTGCTAAGTTTCTTAAAAGACTTTAATTTATAAATAATCATTACAAAGGTAAGGAGACACCCGATGTCAGAACTAGAACAAACAATTGAAGAGCTGGAAGCAGAAGTGCTTGCAGAACTCGAAGAAGCAAGTGATGCCCAGACAAAGGGTGCTGCTCCTGCTGAACCAAAAAAGAAAATTGCTGCAGTAACACCCGGTGGCGAAACCGAAGATGGTGGAGAACCCGTAGTAGAACCTGATGCAAAGAAATCACCAACAGATGTTGCTGGAAAGAAAGCAAAAGAAGTTGGTGGTGATGCACAACAGAAGGGTGCTGGTAAAGCAGATGGCCCTCAAAAACTTGCCGCTGGTCATGTACCAGAAGGTGAAGTTGTTGTTGAGTCAAAGAAAATGACTAAGGCACAGGCTCTAGAACAAATTGGTAAGATGAAGAAGGGCGACATCGAAGAGATGCTTGCTGCTCATGCATCCTCTCTTGCTGAAACAGAAAATGCTGAGACAGAAGAAGAGTTGAAGAAACTCGAAAATGCTAAGGCAGAGATCGAAGAGAAGATCAAGTCCATTAATGTTGCGGAAGACGTTGCCGCTCTCGTTGATGGTGAAGACCTTTCTGAAGAATTTAAAGACAAGGCAGCAACAATTTTTGAAGCTGCTGTTAAATCGAAAACCCGCGAAGAAATTGCTCGTATTCACGAAACAATGACTGGCGAGTTTGAAGTAAAACTGGAAGAGTCAGTTGATACTCTTACAGAAAAAGTAGATACTTATCTCAACTACGTTGTAGAGACATGGACTAAAGAGAACGAGTTGGCAATCGAGCGCGGACTAAAAGGCGAGATTGCAGAGGACTTTATCTCTGGACTGAAACAGTTGTTTGAAGATCATTATATTGACGTGCCTGATGAGAAATATGACGTTCTCGAAGCACAGTCTGAAAAAATTGCTGAACTAGAGGAAAAGGTTAACAGTGTTATGGAACAAAATATCGTTCTTTCCAATGTTAAGTCTGGTCTAGTTCGGGAACAGGTTATCTCCGAATCATGCGAAGAGTTGACCGATACTGAAATTGAAAAGTTCAAATCTCTCACTGAAGATATTGATTTTGTTGACGAAGAGTCCTTCAAAGCAAAACTTGATACCTTAAAGGAAAGTTATTTCCCGAAGACGATTGTTGAACAAACTTTTGATGATGAAGATGGTGGCACCGCACAGGACATTGATACGACTGAAGCTATGGGCGCTTACATGTCGGCAATTAGTCGTAACAAAGAGCGTGCCCAATAATATTATAAAAAACAGATGTATTAATAAAGGAGAAACAAATGTTTCAGACAGAACATCTACAAGAAAAGTGGCAGCCAGTCCTAGAACACCCCGATCTTCCACGGATTGAGGATTCTTACAAGCGGGCAGTTACTACTCTCATCTTAGAGAACCAAGAAAAAGCAATGAAAGAAGACCGTGGTTTTCTTACAGAAACAGCACCCGTCAACAGCATGGGTGGTGGGCAGATGGATACATGGGATCCGATTTTGATCTCATTGGTTCGTCGTGCAATGCCTAACCTTATCGCTTATGACGTTTGTGGTGTGCAGCCAATGACAGGTCCAACTGGACTTATCTTTGCGATGCGTTCCTCGCTCGCCTCACAGGATGGTGCGGAAGCTCTCATGGACGAATCTTTCCCTGATACTTCCAACCAGAACGCTGCTGGTACAATCGGTGGTGGTGATATTGCTACTACAGAGACTAACCCTGCTGTTCTTAATGATGCCTCGCCGGGAACCTATACTTCCGCAACAGGTATGACACGAGCTCAGTCTGAAGCACTTGGTGATAGCGGTACGAACGCTTTTGCTGAAATGGCATTCAGTATTGAAAAGTCTACGGTTACTGCCGTTTCTCGCGCACTCAAAGCTGAGTACACGATGGAACTTGCACAGGACTTGAAGGCAATTCATGGTCTTGACGCCGAGACAGAACTCAGCAACATTCTTTCGACAGAAATTCTTGCTGAAATTAACCGTGAAGTTATTCGTTCGCTGTATGTTACAGCTGTTGCGGGTGCTCAGGTTAATACAACTACTGCTGGTACTTTTGATCTGGACACCGACTCTAATGGTCGTTGGTCGGTTGAGAAGTTCAAGGGTCTTATGTTCCAAATCGAACGTGATGCCAATGCGATTGGTCAACAGACTCGCCGTGGTAAAGGTAACATGCTGATCGTTTCAGCTGATGTTGCTTCTGCTCTTCAAATGGCTGGTGTTCTTGATTACACGCCTGCTCTGAATAACAACCTCGCAGTTGACGATTCATCCTCCACATTTGCTGGTACGATGAATGGTCGCTTTAAGGTATATGTTGATCCGTATTCTGCAAATGTTGCTGCTAGTCAGTATTATGTTTGTGGTTACAAGGGTACATCGCCTTACGATGCTGGTTTCTTCTACTGCCCATACGTTCCTCTTCAGATGGTTCGTGCGGTAGGTGAGAATTCCTTCCAGCCTAAGATTGGTTTCAAGACCCGTTATGGTCTTGCTGCTAACCCATTCGCTGGTGCGGGTGCGGTTGCTGCCGCTGACACGGTTAATACCGATGCGTCACTGGATGCTAACACCAATGCTTGGTATCGCAGAGTCAAAGTGACCAATTTGATGTAAGAAACCTTATGTAGTTTAACTACAATAAGAAACTTGACTAAAAACTTAGAGGGTGCTGGAAACAGCGCCCTCTTTTTTGTATATCAACTACATAGAGTTTCTAATTGTTATAAATAACTATATGAAACATAAACACCATATCATACCAAGACACGCTGGTGGGACAGATGACCCAAGTAACATTATAGAGCTTTCTGTTGTGGAACACGTTGAAGCACACAAAGTTTTATATGAGAAATACGGAAAATGGCAAGACAAACTTGCCTATAAGGGATTGTCTGGTATGATTGGTAAGGAAGAGATAATTTCTGCAATATATGAAAATAGAAGGGGTCACGATGTACCCCACACAGGTGATTTTAGGAGATTTGGTATGGCAAATAAAGGTAAGAAACTCACAGAAGAACACAAAGCAAAGATTGACCCAACAGGTAGAAAACAACCACAATCTCAAAAGGATAAGGTTGCAGCTGCATTATCTAAAGAATATATTATAACTGACCCTGATGGTAATGAGTTTGAAGTAAATAATCTCACTAAGTGGTGTAGAGAAAATAACTTAGACCAAGGTAATATGACACGGGTAGCAAATGGTAAAGCAAAGCAACATAAGGGATTTAAAATCTCTTATGGTTGACACAAGGACTTTCGGCTCTCCCCTTTTTTTGTTATAAATAGTATTATGGAGACACTAAATTTAGAAACGACTGCACCATTTCAGGGTTTGTCTGAACTTGTTGCCTATAACGAAGGCCTTTTTGCAGAAGAAGGTATAGATATAACTTGGGTTGATCGTGATCCAACTGAAAATGTAGTGGGTATCACAAAAACTATCAATACTGATATTAAAGACCCAAGTGAAGTTGACCCACATTCTAGTCATGGTAAACTATTCGAGCAAGGCAAAGCAGATATGTATAACGCCTGCGAATGGGGCAACTACTGTCGTGTTCAAGATTCTGGAATTGAAAGTGGCCGACAAATAGGACGAAGATCAATTGTTACATTTGCTGGTCTTGTAGTGAGACCCGAATCAGAAGTATACACTGCACAACAACTTGCTGGTAAGTTGGTAGGTGTTCCGTTTTATTTTGGTACACATTACTTAGCATTACATATGCTTGAAGGATTTCTTGAACGGGATCAAATAACTCTTTGTAGCGCACCGAATGGCTCTCGCCATCGTTATGATGCAATGATGTCTGGAGTAATTGAAGCAACTACATTAACAGAACCCTACTTAACTCTCGCAGAAAAGAATGGATGTAGAGTTGTTACAAGTGCATTTTATCACGGGACAGAAGTTGCTTCTGATAACGTAGATGAAGAAACATATGGTAAATTCAATCGGGCTGTATGTGAAGCAGTAAAACGAATTAACGCAGACAAGAAAAAATACTTGCAGTATTTCATTGATTACCATAAGGTAAGAGACCCAGAAATTGGTACATTAACAGTTTCAGATTTGCGTGAAAGTAGAATTGTTGTGGTAGAACCAGCACCAATCCCAGAAGATGAATTGGAAAGAACTGCCAATTGGATCAAAGGATGGGGTATGTTAACTCAAACTGACGATCATAATAACTTAGTTAGGATGACATAATGACAACCGCACAATCACCTCTTGCAAGACAACCAGAGCAGTTAGACTATGCAAGTCCAACTCAGTTTCGTTTTGGTATTCAACAATTACCAAAGGTAGAATTTTTCACAATCAATGCAAACTTGCCCGGCATTGAGGGCGCATCTGTAGATTTTGCAAACCCATTTGTTAACATTCCAATCATGGGTGATAAACTTACATATGGTGACCTTACTATCACATTTATTGTAGATGAGTATTTGGAAAATTATCAATCTCTACACAATTGGCTTACTGGTTATGGATTTCCATCAAATAGGTCAGAGTTTAGAACACATAGAGATGTGACATCAAACACTCCGGGCGGAGGTGCAGAACCGCCCGTTGACCTTATTAGTGATGTAACTCCTGATAAGGCAATGTACTCAGATGCATTTCTTATGATTTTATCAAATAAAAATAATCCAATTCTAAACGTAAATTTTCAGAACGTATTTCCGATTTCACTCAGTGGATTAGATTATACACAGGGTGCGACAGATGTTGAGTATATGACTGCTGATGTAACATTCAAATACCAAATCTACAAATTTGAGAGCGTATAAATAAGAGTGAGCAGATTTGGTAAGCTTTAACATTTATCAAATCTTTAGACTTAATTTCTGGTGACAACTCGTTCGAACTCATCAGGGTCAATATATCAAAGAGAGAAACCAAACTGCTCACTTTTTTTATTATGAGGTAATTATGGATTTAGAAGTACTAAAGAAAACTGCAAGAGAAGACCTTCCTATAACTGATCTAGAACATATTGATCAGGAATCTTTTAAAAATCAAATGATTAAACGGAAGTGGTTAGACTTCAAATCAGACTTTGAATTACTTTTAGTCAAAGCTAAAACTGACCATCAACTCCTTTATCGTCAGAAGTGGGAATACTATGGCGGTAAGGCAGATGCAAAAGTGTATGCTGCAAAACCGTTTGACATTAGGGTTATGAAGACAGACCTAACAATGTACATTCAGTCCGATGAGGACATTCTTAAAATTTCAAATAAAATTGGGTACTACGATTCATGTGTAGACTACTGCAAAGGCGTAATCAAATCTATCGACAATCGTGGGTGGGATATTCGTAATGCCACCGATTGGAAAAAGTTTGAAGCTGGTATGATCTAATGCGTATATCAAAGAAGAATGAAGTTTATTTAGTTCTAGATGATATGACAGATTCTACTCGACAAGAATTAACAGAGTTCTTCACCTTTGAAGTCCCCGGATTCAAATTTATGCCTATGTATCGCAGTCGAATGTGGGATGGAAAGATACGGCTCTTCTCCCCAGC